GAAGCCACTACATCAAATGAGGCAACTGCGACCAATTTAATGAATGTAATCAATACTTCATCGGGGCCATCTGGAACGAGATTTACTGCTACGGTGCTTGGAGCAGTTGTAACTGTGACTCAAGCAACGGTAGGTAGAGACGGTAACACAACTGTTACTCTTACAGATAGTGGAACTGCTGGTATGACTAAGACCAATTTTACTGGTGGTGCAAATTGTAGTTTTGGTAGTAAGGAAACTAAAGATGGTAGAGGATTCATCAGACTCTACAATTCATCTACTGAAGAAAGTGTAGTGGCTTCCTATACCGGAATAAGTGGACAGACATTTACTGGTGTTGTAGGGGATGTAGATTTTACAGATTTCATGGCGGCTCAGACCATTACAAATCTCAGAGTTGTTCCTTCCTATTATGTCCCCGGTGGAAGCACGCGTTTCTTTGCGTCAAGACGCTTACGTGACCATGCTGAAGTATCTGGAAATTCCCCAGATATGGCCCATACGCGCTATTTTGCCAGCGATACGATAGCATACAATGCATACAGTAAACCAAAGATGACGCCTATGCCATATCCCAGAATGGGACATCACTTCATCACACCTACAATGCCCATGCTGCCCGGACACTGGGCTCATCCTGCATATCAGAGTCTGTATAATCGTCATCTTGCTGATTACAACATGAGTGTTGGATTCACAGATTCCACTCGTTTCAACGAACACACCACTGCAATTAACAAGAAATCGGGTATCAACAATTCTATGGTAACGCAATATGGCGGAATAGAAAGCACGTCACTGCAAGACAATACTCATCCAATGGATGCTGAAATCAACTTCAGTGGCATAAACGCAGCACCTTCTGGACCAAGCGATATTCATGGTGGAGCATTCACTTTGATGTTTGAAACAGGCTTGAAGTATGACGGTTATGGTATTTTGGCTTCTGCTGGGTCATTAGCGGGTGCAGTGAACAAAGCGGGCGGACATAGCATCGTTCTCGAAGCCGCAGCCAACTACACACTCGCAAGGCATTTCCCAGACCCTGCTGAAGTTGGAGCCTACCAAATCATCATACAACCAAATCTGTTCAACAACCAACTTGTTGGTTTCCACAACAACAGCACTACAGAACTTACCAGTCAGCAAGTAAACACAGTGATAGGCATCAATGAGAGCACTGCAAAAGGTGGGCTAACATTAGTTTTAGCAAAAGCCACACAAGCAGATGTGCGAGGTTGTGAGGTATTCATCAATGAGGCTATGCTTGATGTCAATCCTGATTTCGGTAGTCAATTCACAAATATACCTCCACTAATGCTTCATAATGCACATGGAATACAGATGACGGAGTCTCCTGCATTCACAAGAAGAGGGTTTCCTTACTCAACTATGTTCTCAGACTCTTCACCGGGTCACACATTACACATACCATGGTGGAGTATACTTCACAAGAACGGAGTGCCCGCGTCCAACTTCCGAAAACTATCGCAATATGCACCAGATGATTACTTCATGTATTCAAGAAATGGGTTTGGAAGTATAGGCAATCAACAAACTATCAATGGATATACCTCAACATACCTTGACATATACTCTAAACTACGACAAATTGTCAGCCTTAATCCAAAATGCATTGTTGAATCCTTCAATACAGGTGGGACAATTACCGTAGACAATGCAAATCTATTCCCATTAACCTCTCATTACGCTCAGGAGATTGAATACACGGCAAAGAATGGAGATATCTATTCTAAACCGTATACAAAGAGAAGCGGTAATGATGCTGCAAATGTGAATGTGCCGAATACCATCTATTTGGCTGCTAAATCGGGTTCAGATAATTTCTGGGACAATATATACGATGGTGCAGAACTACGATTATCACATTCATACAATACATTATCTGCAAGTAAACTACTTACAGATAGAAAGAAGAGTGTATTTGCGAATATACTACCAGATATAGTGAATGGTAATCGTGATACATATTCATCTCATACACCAGATGCTTTCCTATGTATGTGGCATCCTAATTTAGGAAGGCCAAATACGTATTTCTCAGATAGTCGAACTACTTGGGGAAGTGTTGCTGTGGATAAAGCATCGTATAATTCAATACCAGAACACTTTGAGACTATACATTATCATGATTTTACACATGCTATGAGTGCCGGACCATTTGACTTCCTAATTATGACACCTAACATATCGAAGACAGGAGAAACAGTTGCCGCTACAACTGGCACTGACCATCAAGCGGGAGGAACCGATGTAATGTTGAGCGGTTTTTGGCCTTGTGGAAGTCGTGGCGGCCCTCATGTCAGCAAACTTGACCTTTTCAGTTATGCAAGCGCATCTTGGAATGTGCACAATCACAGCGATGGAAATCCCAATTTCACTTCCAGCGACCTTCGAGAATGGGTAGATAGCGATGATGACGGCAGTTATTCTGTCTCTTCGGGCATCACAACGGCCGCTATGGGCTCTTCTCGAAGAAAACCGTATGGCTACCGTAACGCTATACGTCAAGCCTGTAACAGGCCTACATACGGTCTCAGTCCGACCAGAGCAGTCTATGAAACAAATCCAACCGGGTCTGGCATCAAAACTCTTGATTATGACGCTGGGCCACTGGTTCAGACTGAAACTGCGACATGGACTTATGCAGGCGGTTCGGGACTTTCCAATGCGACTCATCCTACCACATATGTTGGAATTATGGAAAGACAGACCAATTTTACAGGAATGTTGGCTCAAGACCAAGCGGACTGGCAAGTGCGTTATAGCGACGGTAGAAGGATGACCAGACCCTTTGGGACTCCTGTGAGAACACTAACCAATAACGCAGGAACTCAAAGAGACTGGTGGGGAGATGAAGTGGCTATGGACAAAACAAGCCTATCTGAGGCCTCTCAGTATTATCTGGTGGATTGGTGGGGCAACGAGCGAGGAGAGGATGTAAGGCGTGCTCCAGTGCGTGGATTCGGCATTAGACCGGCATGGGACTGTGGTGACGCTTATGAGAACGATAGAAGGAATAGCAGAAGCCCATATCGGAGAATTTGGAATAATGCTAAACCAATTTTCAATATGAAGGGGGTGGCTAACTTATCTAACGGCAATGTGAGCGTGACGACTACGATACCGAGATTCGGTGGCACAAACAACGATGTGAATCTACACGCAACTAACACAGGCCATGATTTGGTAGATGTATTTGCGCCAACTCACTCTATGCGTGTAGGAGATATGGGTAATGGTCGCGGTGTGCGTTATCCAACGCGATTTAATGAGGATGTGCTTACTGAACTTTCGGCTCCTATCCATAAAACGGGTGTAGTCTTGAGTCATAATACTGCTGAACCTCTCTTCGGAGATGGTTTGCTACGTCCCCGTAACGCTATACTGCAAGCCGATGAAGTCAAGAGGGGGATTAGTGCTAAATTAGCGATAGACAGTAATGGGTTACTGAAGCCAGAGGCTGTCGCAAGTGATAGAATTGAAGAGTTTGTAGGCGTTTCTCCTCACAAGGATGCAATATCAAGAACAAGTCCCAGAATTGGAATAGACGCTGAAGTGACTGAAGGAATAGAGCAAAATCACATTGCTATCAATACTGAGGCACATAGTCTTCATACAGACAGAAATGTAGGTCAGCGCGTCGTTCTTCATGGTGGATTCCAAGTTGGAACTAATACGATAGCCGATGTCGATTACACAGGTGGCGCATTTGGAAGACAGAATAATGGCTCTCCTGTAAGTGCAGTGCATCGCTATTCTCACACTAACGCATTCAGACCCTATGGCGGTTCCTATGTGTTAGATGCAAGCAACTATGCTGGATTGTTTGATGATACGAATTGGGGAGTGGCTTCATTGACGGGAAGTAATGATACGAGCAATCCATATCAAGATGCAGATGACTACACCTCAAAATCAGTGAGAAACAACGAAAAAGACAAGAATGTAAAGTTCTTACTTCGACCAATTAGAACCTTAGACTCTAAACATACAGAGGTATATCGCATTCATAATTCAATTGTTACTGGCACTCCTCAATACGACCAGAATTACCTCTTTGCATCATCTGGTGGAAAATATGGTCTCTTTACGTATGAAGTTAGTAATGGAAGAGCAGCCACTGGGAATCTGGCATCTGGAAGAAGTTTACCGGACGGTAATGGGCCTTACTTGCCAGTATTCGTATTCGACCCCACAGGGGCTTTCACGGCACCAACGAGTTTCGGTCCTAAACTACCCGGAACAGAAGTTTCTGGATTCGACAAGGAGAGTCTAAACTCGACAGTGAGTAGATTAGTCATTTCTGATAATACGCTACAACATCATCGTTCCGATGCTCCAAGAAGGCGGCAAGAAGAAGACACAGATGACGAAATGAAGCGAATGGACTTCTCTGTTAAGCCAAGATTTAGTCAAGCGTTGCATTCTAAGGGGCACAAAGGGGACATTTCATTTAGCATCACGGACCATAGTGGGGATGGAGCATGACGCTAATACAATCTTCCGTTGGTCGTTTCGATACCACTCTTACTTCAGTAATGAACGATGTTAGACAGCCTGTATTCGTAGATAACGCAGTTCATTATGCCAAGATTCAGCCTCAAAGTAGCAATAAGAGCAAAATTACAATTGAGACAAGGAATGCTCAGAACTACGATTTAGCGACAGAAAAGACCTACACATTTGTAGAATCAGAATCTGGTATGCATATCACTCATAACGAAACAGATGGGCATTCATTGAAAGGCACTATCTGGACAGGAAAAGGGAAAGACACGCCTACATCTCTGATGTATGGTGTGAATAAGCCGTTGAATAGAATCATAGGAGGTAGTAATGAAAGCACGACTTCTGGAGTAAGGGTGAATGTAAGGAACCTGAAAGGTAACACATTGAAGGATTTAGGATTCAATGAAGAAACACTGCGCTTTGGTCAAATTATAGATGTAGGGTTGAGAACAACGGATTTGGCAATGAAACTGGGTAATTCTATCACTGGCACCATCACTGCTGTGACGATAGGCGAATCACCCACAATAGCGAACTTGGGTAAAAATAGAAGAAAGGTAAGCAATACGTATCTTGCTGCAGATTTCAATGGTGTTAATCTGCTATCTGCATTAAGATTCATCTCTCGTCATGATAACAGGATTTCGATATTCAATCGCCATGGTGCACTACAATACGTGCCATTCAACTTTTCAAACGGAATTAAACAACTAAATCCACAATTTAGAACTGGGAGTGAAGATAGAAGCCCAGTGGAAAATACAGAGAATCGAATTACTGTGCAGGGCGAGGCCATTGCTCTGAATGAGAAATTGATACTTACTATGGACGATGGTGCAAGACAGCAGGGTAAGTTCGATACAGACATTCTCGAAAACACCACACCAATATATGATGCGTCGATAAGCAGCGTGCAGAGTGCAAAGAAGGTCGCAAGACAGATATTGAAAGCAAACTCGATTATGAGAGGGGCTATTGTAACAAATGGACATCCAGATGCTTGGGATTTGAGACCGGGTAGTGTAGTTGAATATGGCAATAATATGTATGTAGTAATGGAATCAAAACACAAGTTGAGTAATAAGACGAGTGATTTTACATTCTTGACGTTAGATACTGGTATAGAGGGCGTATTACAGAATATCACAAGCGGTAGCATCTCAAGAGGTTCAATTGAAAATCCAGATAAAAGTAGTCAGATTGTGGATGAGAATCTTTCCTTCTTTGATTCATTGGATGTTTTCATAACACCAATAATCACATTAAGACAAGTGTCGTCTTCTGGGCTTATAATTGGAAAAAATGCCGAAAGAGGGAGAATCGGTAAAAACTACAAGCCTATGGGCTTGAACAAGAGTGCCGCAGTAATCATGCGAGGTGAAAGTTAATGCCAGCAAACGACCATTTGAAGAGATTGATGATTGATACGATTGCATCGAACATCAATGAGATGGTGATAGGATTCGATGGCACTCCAGCAACATCTGGCGATGGCTCTGCAGGTCGTCCTGCCGTTACCATCACTCCAACGGTAAAAGTGATTGATAATGCGACGCTTCTTGTCGAAGGAACACTCGGTATAGCAAATACATTCGATGAGACTTTGAAGGAAGTCTATGTCCAGTTACGCGGAGCGAGTGGTTTCACACCCATCACAAGGCATGTTTTCAGGCCAATAGTGAAAAGTGCAAATAACGAAATGAAGATTCAATTGATAGTAGAAGTGAAGTGAGTAAATGGGCGATAATACGAAATCTGGACATACAACGGGCCTAACAGATGGAGACTACATACTTTCTCCATCTTTCACTAATCTCTATGAGGGGCTTCATGGTAATGGAATCTTAGCATTAGAAGACGGGGCAGTAGGAGATGGTGATAGAAATACACCTGCGAATATGCCCGGCGCTATTTCTGCTTCAACCAATGTATTGACGATTAAGGGTGGATATGCTGTCATTGATGGCATCATAGTGCCATTCGGAGGAGGTTACGATAGCAATGCGCCCGATGATTATACAGTAACGCTTGAGAGTAGTCGTATAGAAAATGTTAGTGCAGGAAATACTCTAACAACAGCAGGTCAGTCTGTTCTTTTAGTAGTCTATGTCTGCTCTGATGGAAGTAATACGAAGAAGAACATCTATGTTGAGATGGGCACTCCTGTATCGAGTGGTTATCCTGTAACTCCAGAAGGATTCCTTTCTGACCCCAATAATTCACTCTCGTCTAAGCAAACTACGGTTCTTGGAATAGTGAAATGTGTTTATTCCAGTGGCACAGGCGATTTGAACATGACAACGGCAGGTGGGGAGATACTCGATAGGCGAACATTCCTTCGTCCATCGCCAATTTACATGACTCCCGTAAGCACAGGCGCAGTAGGAGCCACTGTTACGGATTCAAATCGCGTTGATATGCATACTGACTTAGATGGTATTCACGGAGGTGGAGATGAAAATGGTGCACTGACTAACAGTGAGTTAGGCGCTCTGTGGATGTCTTACAGTAATGCTGGGGATAACGTGCTTTACTTCAGCGGTAAGCAGGGCGGTGCACGAAGGTCATACAGACTCGGTCCAGACAAACTCAGCACGAGCAATGCTTCGCAGACTTTCAGATTCGATGGGCCAAACTTCTTTCATGCTACGCCTACTGGTAACATCACACTAACGCCAAGTGGCACATTTCCTCCAAGTCATACGGTGACAGTAAACAACGCTGCTTCTGCTACTCACAATATAGCATTCGACCCGTCTGGTATCAATTCCACCGTTGGTCCTGCGTCAGCAGCAGTATTTGCATACAACGGCAGCGCATGGGTCAAGATATTTGCATCAAGTAGTAGTTCGAGCGCTTCGGGTGGCTCTACTGGTGATGTTCAATACAATGATGGGTCAAGCGGATTCTCTGGCGAGTCTGCCTTCACCTACAATGCTGGAGCGAACACTCTTACTGTAGGCGTAGTATCAACAGCAGGCCTCATTAGTGCGCCTACGGGTGTGCAATTTGGCACTGGCACGGCTACTAATCCGGGTTCAGCAACTACTCTATGGCGCGATTCTGATGATTCAAGATTATATTTCAACACCTCAAAGGTGCTTCTTGATGGGGATTCCATAGCCACCAATTTGAATGCTCTTTCTGCTGCTGCTGTGGATGTCGCCGCCGATTCGATTGGATTCATTGACGCTAACGACTCGAATAATTCCAAGAAAGAATCTATCGCTGATTTGGCTACTGCGATGGCTGGCACAGGCATTTCAGCATCCAGTGGTGTTTTGAATCTTGATGCCGCCCAAACGGGCATTACGTCAATAGGTCCAGCGAGTGGAACGCTTACTGTAAGCGATGACCTCACAGTCACTGGTGATTTAATTGTCAGTGGAGCAACTACTACATTGAACGTGGCTACGATAGACGTGGAGGATAAAAACATCAATCTCGGTAATGGCTTAGGAAACGACGCTGCCGTCGATGGAGGCGGTATCACTCTTGAATCATCGAGTGGCACTAACAAGACAATATCATGGGTCGATGCCAATGATGCTTGGACGTTCAATCAGCATATCTATCCGAGTGGAGGTAGTTTGAACTTGGGTTCCAGTAGCAGCAGATTTGCTACTGGGTATCTTACTGCTCTCAATACAACCACCATCACTGGAAGCGGAGATGTCACAATCGACACGAATGTGTTCAAAGTAGACGCTGCCGGAGATAAAGTCGGTATACTCCAAGCCTCCCCAGAGGCTACATTCCAAGTAAAGGAGACTGGTTTCGGATACGGCAGTGGAACTCTTGCAGCAGGTTCTAACAATGGCTCCACAGTAGTTAATGATGGGACTTCCTCTACGGGAATCATTCTTTTCCACAGTCAAAAGTTTAGAGCAGGGAAACTGCTTGTTGAAGTGGCTAATGAGGGAGACGACCCTGATTTCTCTACTGGTAGAATATACGAAACTGCAGAAATGGTCATCACACACAATGGGCGGTCAAATGCGGCTGCTACAGAAGCATATCTCACTACATATGGCGTAGTTACAAGCGGCGGAGGCACACTCCAAGGCGCATATAACGTCGCTATCGTGAGTGGAAATGTTGAATTACAGGTTACACCTACGGTGAGCAGCGATGACATCACCGTGCGCGTCTCTTGGCAAGCAATGACAATATGAGAGGGATAGAAAATGGGCACGATAAAAGATTTCAGAGTAAAGCAAGGATTGGTAGTAGAAGACGGCGATGTTACGCTTGCGAGCGACCATACTGTAAAAGCGGGGATATTCGATACGAATGTCGCTGCAGCCGGTGTTACGCTTACAGGCACGACACTTGCAGCCGATGGTTCAGATACCAATATCGACATCAATATCACCCCGAAAGGGTCTGGAGAAGTGAATATCACTAAGGTAGACATTAACGCTGGCACGATAGATGGTGCGACGATAGCCACATCGGATGTTACAGTTGGCTCTGGAAAAACCCTCGATGTTTCCGCTGGCACTCTTACTCTGGCTAACAATCAGATTAGTGGCGATAAAGTCGAAGGAGGAACAATCGCCGCTACTACAATTACTGCACTTACAACTGCTGGAATTACAGCGAGTGCGAACATAGATATCGGCGCTTACAATTTCAGAGCGGCGAGTATTACTGCCGATGGATTGACTTCTGGTCGAGTTCCATTTGCTTCCACTGCTGGTTTATTGACTGATGATTCCGATTTCACTTTCGCTACTGATACGCTAACAGTCACTAAACTCGGCGCTTACGAACAAGCGGGCGCAGTTGATTTCTCCGATGAAGCGATGACTAATGTGAACATCGACAGTGGTGCGATAGATGGCACGCCTATCGGTGCAAATAGTGCTTCCACAGGAGCATTCACGACATTCAGTGCAACAGGCACATCTACTTTGACTACAGTCGATATCAACGCTGGCACGATAGACAATACGGATATCGGCACGGCTACTCCAAGGTCGGGAGCATTCACGACACTCAGTGCGACCGGTGCTGTTACTACTGGCACTGCTGGCAGTGGCGTAGACGTCACATTCCATTCAGCCACTTCTGGCGACCATATGTTATGGGATGCTTCTGAAGAGCAATTGAAAATTATTGGCACTTCTGGTCAAGTTGCTTTGGATATTGATACTGGTAACTTCACAGTTGGTGCTTACGGATTAACTGATGGCGGTGCAGCAACTATCGCTTCAATGGCTGGTAATTGGACTAATGCAGGTAGAACTGTGGCTGATGCGGGTATCCTTACAACGGTAGATATCAATGGGGGCACAGTGGATGGTGCTACTATTGGCGCAAATAGTGCTTCCACAGGGAAGTTTACTAATCTTACAACAACATCTTGGGCTAAAGTGAATGGGACTGCGAGAGAAACTAACTCAATGTTTCAAGTCAATGGGCCTGCTTTATCTGGTTCCTCCAATGACACCACTATGAATTATGCAGAAGCCCGTATTCATACAGATATTGCTAATGATGATGTTGCAGGCGTCACATACAACGGAATGGGTAATGCCTTAGTCTTAGACCAAGCAGAAGATGTCCATGTTGGGCAAGGAATAGTATACACCCAAGGTCGAAGCAGCAACGGAAGCGCTTGGGCTGTGGGAAGACAAGCCAACAGAAGCAGTGGGACCGATGTATTCCATATCGGACATGTTGCTAAGGATTACGATGCCGTAGCAAGCGGCACCGAAAATCCTCTTAACATTGGAAAATATGTAATGACTCTGGACACTGGCGGCACGGCTAAGTTCAAAGGAGATATTATTCTTGATGATGGTGGTAGTCTCAAAGAAGCGGGCGGAACTGCGGCTCTTACTTTTGATGCTTCGGGGAATATAACCAAGATAGGTCAAGACTCTCCGAGCGATACCCATGTCTTGACTTGGGACAACAGCGCTGGATATGCTGTTTGGTCTGCTTCTGCTTCAGGCGCAGACGGAATGGGTAGCGGATTTGTCTTAGAAGATGGGGACGGCACAGAAGTCACAATTGATGAAGACAAAGAAGTGAAGTTCATTGATGGTAATGGATTAAAAATCAATTGGACTGATACATCAACAGGCTCTGACGGAGACCCATACGACCTAACTTTCTCTTTGGACATTGACGGAATGACCGACATCGGTGCAGGACTTGCGAGTGGTGATTTATTCATAGTCGATGATGGCGCAGGTGGAACCAACCGAAAGACAACAGTGGACAGGATTGCTACGCTATTCGCTGGCGATGGTATTACTGCTTCCAGTGGCGTGATAAGCGTAGATGCCGCACAAACAAAGGCTACCAGTAGTATGACCAGTAGCACTTCACGCACAATTACGACTCCTTTACTGAGTATTGAGAGTAGCACGAGCACTAAACCTGTGGTTCAAATTAAGAATACTACTAACGACCAAGATGGTCCTTCTGAACTGCGCTTTGTAAAGGATAAGGGAGCAGCAGGTGCCGCAGGAGATGTAGCAGGTGCAATTACCTTTTACTCCGACGATGCTGCACAAAATAACCAAGCCTTTGGAAAGATACAGACAAAGACGACAGCAGCAACTGCTGGTTCAGAAACCGGCGAGATAGGTCTCAGTGTAGCGACATCCACAAGTGGCGCTCTCGCTGAAGTGCTTGTAGTCACAGGTGGCGCAACTGCCGCAACATCGACTGTTGATGTGAAGGGTCATCTCATCGTGCGCGGGACAACGACCACGGTGAACAGCACTACGATTGACGTAGCCGATACTAACATTACTCTTGGAAACGGTGTCGGAAACGATGCGGCAATAGATGGTGGTGGAATTACTCTTGAATCAAGCGGAGATGATAAGACATTCATCTGGGTGGATTCGACCGACTCATGGACTTCTAACAATCACATGAACTTGACTTCCATCAGCACTCCTGCATACAAGATTGCTGGCACATCAGTTCTCAACGCTACCACACTTGGCGCAAATGTAGTTTCTTCAAGTCTTACCACTGTAGGAGCACTCAACTCAGGTAGTATCACATCGGGCTTCACAAGTATTGACACAGGTTCAGGAGCAATTTCTACTTCAGGCACACTAACTGGTGGCGCGATTGTTGGGACCAGTCTGGCAGTTTCGGGCACAATTACTGGAGATACTTCACTTACTCTCGATTCTACTACACTTACAACCGCCGAGTTAGGAGTCTTAGACGGTCTTACAGTAGGGACTGTGGCAGCGAGTAAGGCTCTAACTGTAGACGCCAGCAGAGATGTAGCCACAATTAGAAATCTAACTTCCGATGGACAAGTGCAAGGCGCCACACTCAGCGCCGATGCAGTAGCCATCATAGATACAGCAAGAGGTAGTGGAGCATCAATTTCTGGCGCAACATCTCTCATGAACATCGCTAAGGCAACATACCGAGCGGCTAAAGTCTTGTATCATATTAAGAAGGACGATAGTGTAGATACAGATGCGGGTGAGATACTCATTACATACAACGGCACAAATGCCTTCCTAACTCACTACGCGGAAATCAGCACAGGTTCTGCAGTAGTTGGAACTTGGGATGCTACAGTTAGTGGCAGTAATATCGAAGTGAGATTTACTCCTACTGCAAACGGGGCTCATACATACAGTCTCTGCACAACACAACTCATAACCTGATGGATAGTGAAATTATGGTGATAACTTGGGAACGAAGAAGGATTTTGTAGTAAAGAAAGGATTAGTAGTAACCGAAGACATCACGCTTGATGACGGTGGCTCGCTAAAGGAGGCTGGCGGGACCGCTGCTCTCACCTTCGATGGCTCAGGGCACATCACCAAGATAGGTCAGGACAGCCCTTCGTCAGATGAAGTTCTGACTTGGGATGGAAGTAAGGCTGTATGGAGTTCAGCAAGTTTAGCCGCAGATAGCACTCCACAGTTAGGTGGCGATTTAGATGTTAATGGAAACAAGATTACTTCTGCATCAAACGCAGATATAACCATTGAACCGAATGGAACGGGCGACATTTTATTGTATTCTGATAAAATGGTTGTTGGTGATTCTTCTGCAAATTGGGAGATAGCACACCGAACTACTACTAATTCCCTTCTAAGGTTCCAATCAGGCGGTAATGTCCAATTGATTGCTGATGATGCTATCTATATCAATTCCGGTGAAGGTGGAAGTAATGCGTTAATCAGACTTAAAGCAGATAAAACACAGGTCGGTAATAGCAATGTAGACCATGTTATTACTACAATAGGAACAGGTGATTTAACTTTATCAACCAATGATGGAACTAATGCTGGAACTATTGTATTGGCTGATGGTG